AAAGTACATTGGGATAGAATTAAGAGAAGAGTAATGGACTTAATTATCCATGGCTCTCTAGAAGAAGGTACAATTAACTACGACTCTGACTTCTCTTCGATTCAGGTTAAAGATGGTAAGATGCCAACTTGTTTCGCTGCTGAAAATTACGAGTTTATTACGTCTGAAATTAGAGGTAATTTAATTAACTGTGACTTTTACGCTTGTAAAGTTGAAGGCTCAGATCTACAATATTGTAATTTTTATCAGTCAACTGAGATTAAAGAGTCTAAGGTCCAGTCTTCATATGTACATGGTAGCTGTAGCGCTGTTAACTGTTATGTTTTCGGTAGAGACGGTATCTTTAAAGGCAGAATGATAGGTGGTATATTTAGAGAGGGTAATATCGGCCCTCATGCTAGATTTGAAGATACGGAAATCGTAGTAAGTAAAAAAATAAATTCATAAAATGAGTGAAATTAGAAGCGGTAATGAAAGTGGTTTAACAACTCCTAGAGATTTTAGCAGTGATTGTTTAAACGAGTTTCTAGATGAGATCGGTGATGAGATTACCGGTGCTTGTATGGTACCTGTTAATCTACCTAAAAAGGAGATCATTAACATTATCAAGAGAGCTAAGAAATGGTTCTACAAGAAATATGAGGACTCTGTAAAGGAGAACTATTATCATATCCCGAAAGAGATTTTTGAGACTGAATATTTTAAGAAGCACAGATGTTTGACTCTGCCAGATGCTGCGGCTGACGGTGCGGGTAAAGTTTATGCTGTTTACGGTGTATATGATCTTGCAAGCGGTTGGAATAACATGGGCGGATCTGATTTAAGATTCCAGTCTGGTGCTGACTTCTCAATCGATAAGATGTTATTTAGAAGAATGTATGATGGTTCAGGACCTGCACAAGCAGCTGAAGAGTTACAATACTATGTACTTAATGCTTCACTTGCTGATCTGTCAAGGCAGATTCTTGAGAATCCGATCTCTTTCCAGTACTCAAGATTAACTGGTGATTTAAAGTTCATGGGTGATACACCAAAAGGTGATATTATTCTAGAGGTTTATGAGACAATTCCAGACTGCGCACTCTATGATGATGAGATCTTCTTTAGATACATTAGTGCAAAGATCAAGCAATCACTTGGCGCCAAATTGGGTATCTTCAAGTTTGCTCTGCCAGGTAATGTTGACTTCGACTATGATGCTATTAAATCAATGGGTGATGATGAACTTGCTGCTATTGAAGAAGAAATCAAGGGTGATGAAGGTGTGGACTGGATGTTCCATAGCTAAAAGAGATACATATAAAGATGGAATTGTACATTAAATATATAGGAGATCCTAACTATGATCCAAATCAAGTTCATGTTGAGAATGAAGTACAACAACTTATAACTCAAATTGAAACTACTCTTTTTACTGATAAAGGAGAAGTTTTAGGCGCTCCTGGTTTTGGCTGTAATTTAGAAGATTTGATATATTCATTACAGTACAATGAACAGCAATTGAAATCAACAATAGAAGGCCAGATAGATGCATATTGTCCACTGGCTAAAAAATATAATGTAAAAACCGAAATTAGCTTTTTACGAGGTACTGTGAGAGATGTTGCTTATATTGACATCACAGTTGATAATAGTTATCTTGTGCAGGTTTACGTAAATTAAATAAATAAAACGGATGGCAGATCTTAAATTTTTAAATAAGCTTAGAGTAACAGGTGCTCAGATTAAACAGGATGCAAGAACATATATTTCTCGTATCTATAATCGCGCAGGTACCTTGTTCACTGACGCCTCTCCTTTCGCACAGCTATTAAATGTAATGAGTGAGATGAGTGAATTGATTATGTTCTACGTAGAAGATTCTTTAGTGGAACAGAATATTTACACGGCTCAACAGGCCGAGTCAATTTACGGTATGTCAAGACTAACTGGACATGATGCAACTAGAGGCTATGCTGCTTTTGGTGAAATTGAGTTTAGGTGGAAGCCGGGCGCTGATTTTGTTAAAATTGCAGGTACTGGTCTAACATTTGATGGTAGAGCTGTTATTAAGTTTGACTCAAATGGTCTAAAGTACACTGTTCAAACACCAAGAGAAAGATTTAGAGTTGAGAAGAGTAATAAGAATAAATTTACATGTGAAATTATACAAGGTGAATATGAATCACAAACTGTAACTGGGACTGGAGAGAATCTTCAGTCTTACAATATAAACGTTAGAGGCTTAACTGACCATAACAAAATTACAGTCTACGTAAACGGCGAAGTATGGACTAAACATGTTTCACTCTATGACATGAACGCTAACGAAAAAGCTTATATGGTTAAGACTGGAATTAGCGGCGGATTAGACCTTTACTTTGGTAACGGTTCTTTCGGTATGCCACCGGCAAATGGTGCCACAATCGAGATTGAGTATATTAAACACAGTGGCTCTAAAGGTAATTTGCCTGATGGTTCAGATCTAACTGTAAAATGGGAAACGGAAGGTGAGGATTCAATTGGAGAACTACATGACCTAAATGAATTCTTTGATGTAACAGTAACATCTTCTCCGAAGATGGGAGCAGATCGTGAATCAACTGATTTTACAAGGATTCTAACACCACTTGCAAGTAAGTCATACGTGTTGGCCACTCCAGACAACTATGAGTACTTCTTATCTAAGTACAACCAGTTTTCATATATTGATGCGTACAACCGCACAGACGACCAGTATTTAGACGACGACAATGTAGTTTACATCTTTGCAATGCCAGACTTTAAGAGAAAGTTAACTGCAGGTATGGATTACTTCTCGTTGCCGCAACAAGAGATGTTCTTTACACAAAGCGAATATGATGCAATGTATCAGGTGCTGCAAAACTCAGGCCAGATGATGATGGCTGCTGAAGTTAAATTCGTAGAACCAATTGTCAAGAAGTATAGTATGGATGTTGCAATCAGATACTTTGATGGCTTTAGTAAACAAGAGATTGCAAACGACGTAAGAGTGGCTATCTCAAATTATATGCTTAACATTACGAGAAGAGATAAACTGCCTAAGTCAGACATTGTCTATATTCTTGAAGAGATTGAAGGTATTGATTCAGTTAACGTAAGGTTCATTAGCCAGAAAGAAGAAGATGCACTTAGATTGGGTTACTATGAGACTGTAACTACAACTATTCAGCCACAAGAACCAGTTACTCTTGAAAATATCGGTAACGGTAAACAAAAATATGTGTTCTTCCAGAAGATTGAAGAGTCTAATCTAGTTAGAATTAACCCAGGAGATTCTATCCCAGACTCAGTTAGAGGCTTAGATCAATGGGGTGATATTATAATGGGCAAAGATGAAGTTGCTATTTTTAGAGGTGGTTGGTTAGACCGCGATGGCGATCTTGTCGATGATGATGTAAAATTAAATGAAGAGGCTGCACTGAGTATAAACTTTGATGAAGCTCCTGTGCCTAGAACAATTTACACTAGAGTACAAGCTGGAAATAGAAAAGCGTTATAATGGAAGCACCTTTTAAAGATTTATTAAGGTATAAACGTGTAAAGATTTACGATGTTGCAAAACACCGTAAAGACTCTAGACTTAATACTGGTTACGATTATAAGAACAATCTTTTTAATCTGATGACCTCGAAACACATTCGTAGAAATCAGATTATTAAAGAGTTTATGCTCTTTCTTAATGATTATTTTTACAATATTATTAAGGGCGTTAAGCACCTAAAAACGTTTAAAAATTACACAGTAGAAAAAGACGATACTAATGTACGATAAACTAAGATTTTTTAACGGATTTGACTATGACATGAACATGGTCAAAGATGCTGGTGGTATCTGGCAAGGTAACGTCTATCTAGATGAAGTATCTGTTGGTCTCTACGAAACGGCTAACATTTTCTTATTAGAGGAGACTGGCTACTACTATGCGGGTCAGACTACATCTGCTACAATGCCAGGTTTGATTCAGCCGATTGAAAATTCAGTTGGTTCAAAACTAGTTTGTAAATGGATTGATGAAAAAGGAACGTCTAGTGATATTTTTATCTACGGTGCGGAAATGAAGAATGGCCAGCCTGTTGTTACACACCATAAAGAGTTAACATTAGAGCCGCAGCTACAGTCGGTTGCACCTTATAATGTTGTTGATGGTGTTAAGTATTATGAGAAGCTGGATTTTAAAAAATTGAGCAACCAAGCACTGCAGTTAAATGTAGCTTTAAGATCTAATGCTGACGGACCACACAGGCGCGTCTTAGGTATTTATGATGTAGTTAATGGAATTGAGACACAAGTTGCTCAGATTGCATTCTATGGCGAGGTGGTTGCCGAAGACGAAAGACTTAGAACTTTACTACAAAATTTTGGCGCAACTCTAGATGAAGGAGACTTCCTACTCTTTAAAGAGCATGACATCTCGGAACAAAGCCCAGACTATAAACTCTTAAACAGAAAGCGTAAAGAGCTCTTACTAGAGCTACATAATATTAAACCCTTCGTTGGTACTTACAAGGCAATCTTAAATGCGATTGACTTCTTTGGTTATAGCAATATAACACTAAAAGAATACTGGATGAACGTTGACAAGAGCAAGCCTTCTTTTGGTAAACTCTTTGCAATTCCTGTCCCTAATTCTTCGGTGCGCGGTGAGATGCTGCGTAAGAAGTTGACAGTGCAGATCCCTTCAAGTACAATGAAGAAGACTAGTCGTTTTAGCCTAGTCTATAGATTAAACGAACCGAACGGTGGCGTTGACCAATGGGATATTCCAACCGTTGATGAGATATTTGAGTATACACCGGATGAAATCTTAATCAAGCTCTATGGTTTAAAGCAGAAATTACAGCGTGAATATCTTCCATTAAATACTAAGATTGTAGATATTACAGCAGAAGGTGACTACTTTACTCAGAGAAACTTAAATGTGTGGAACGTTCAGAATGAGATTGGTTTTATAAGTGAGGGTCATGATATTAAATTTAAGGTTGCACCAGAAGGCAGAACTCTCTTTATTGAGGATTTGGGTCTAGTGCTAGAGACTACATTAGATAAAAATAGTACTGACTATCAAACATACTTAGGTTTTACACCAGCTGATTTTGCAACAGCAACCACATCTCAACTACAAGAACTCGAAGATATTTACAATGAGTTCTATGATTATTATATTGAAAGAGACTTAAGGACGTTTAACCAGGATATTCCAGTTGGCTGTCCGGTTATCTTAGACGGTAGTGAAACTTTTAGAGACACTTGGTTCGACGGTGCTTTTACATGGGACGATGCTATTGACCCGAACTCACAGCTCTTAGTAACTTGGGATAACTGGTGGAAACGCTGGGTTTATGAAGTTGAATGGCTTGTAACTGGACCTAATGGTTTTAGCTTTGAAGTTCGCGGTGATATTGACAACTATCTAACAATGCCAATTATAGTACCTTACGAAGGCAGCTATACGGTTGAGATGAGAGTTTATGACCTTTTTGGCCATCGATCACACTATAGAGAAAGAGATCTTTTTCAAGTTGAACTAAAAGACGTTGAACTCTATGGAGTCTATAAGTGGTTAGACCCAGCCAGGTGGAATGATAAAGGCTTAACTTGGAACAAGTCGGGTGGCTATTGGGATAACGCCCAAGACAGTAGTGTAGCTGTAGACCAGGCAATTGCAAGTCTATACGATACTCTAGACAGGGCTAATTATTTACACGATGATAGCCAAGGTATTAGGTTTTCAATGGTAAGAAGGTATAATGACACGTTAACTGAAACTGGTTTTTCAGAGACTACTGGGCCGTACCAATTTAATGAATCTAGGTTTAGATGGAGAGACACTGAACATCTTTCTTGGAATGCAACTAGAGTGGGTAGTGATTTGTCTGCATCTTTTAAAGTTTACGATATAGAGAATGGCGATGAAATTGCGATTGACTTTAAAGATCCAAATACTGAAGTTATTACAACAGGTTCACATGTGATTACAAGCAATACGCCAAGTTCACCGATTAACACTGCTCAATATGAAGCTGAGTGGGAAGCAATTAGAGATGAATTAAATAACTCAACCGATCCGATCATTCAGAAGTTTAACTGGAACGCAGTTTTTCACGATACTAATGGTGACGGCTATGCTGATACATTTTTGTATATGTTGGCTGTAGGTAAAGAGTACTCTAAGAACTATGACTTTGAGAGTGTTACCGTAACGCAAAATGGTGCAAGTACTATTTCAGTTGATGGAGAATTACACGTGGTTCACTATAATCCAGGTTTTGACGATACTAAGATTTTTAGAGAATATACTGAGGTTGAAAGATCAACTCACGTTACAATTGCAGCTGATGCTACTAACATGCCGGGTATTAAAAACCCAAAGTGGGGCATTGTAAACAGAAGCAACCCTGAAATAAATGATATATACTATGATAGTATGTGGTTAACCTACATATTCCAAGACCCAGGTACTTATGAGATTACACTTGAGGTTGAAGATACTAATGGTAACCACAACGTCGTCAAACGTAATATGATAAATGTAAAATAAACAAACAAAAATGGCAAACATTACACAAATCTTAGGAACAGATTCTATCTCATCTTCTAGGCCAGTTATTAATAGTAACTTCCAGCTGGTGAATGATGATATTGCTGATCTACAGGCACTTCTAGATCCTACAAATGCTACTATTCAGAATATTTCATCTGCGACAGTAGCTGCTTTAACAGTACTTAACGGTACAACAAACATTGCTACATTTACAACATCCGGTATTGATTTAGACGTTGATGTTGAATTTGCTGCAAGAACTACGATGGCCGGTGAAATTGTAAAGTCTGGTGTTGAAGGTAGCGCTGTATCTCCAACTGCAACAACGTCTCCGGGTTCTTTAGCCGAGTCAGCTTATTTTGTAAATACAGGGTTCTTGTTACCAGCAGGTATCGAGGGTCAAGAAGTAACCATTATCAACGTTAATACTAGTGCTGTTACAGTTGGTGTTCAAGCAGGACCAACCCTAGGAGCAACTTCTATTAGCTTAGATGGACAGAATTCAACAGTAACATTAAGATACATCGGTACAGTTTGGTATGTGATCTCATCACACGCTGCAACTATATCATAAGCAATAAATTAAAAGAATATAAATGGCAACTCCGTTAGTTAGAATACCTCAACCAAGAGGCGGCACGATGTACGCTTTTGCGTCTTCTGCTAGAGATATGACTAGGGCGTTCAATAACCCTGACTTGAACTTTGAGTTCAGTCGCTACGCGTTATTGGATTTACCTGACTTCACACAATCCACAAATGGTGCAAATACAGTTGACTTTAGTTTAAACCTGGTTAATGCATCTGGAAGTGCTTATTCTGCCGGCGCGCCAAACATTGATTTTGCACAGACTTTTCAGAATTATGCATTAAATGCTGAAGAGATCTTATTACAAGATGACGATTACGATCCAATAATTCTACAGTCAGACGCTGAGAAATTATTCTTTAAATGGTTAAGTAGTTTAGGTGCTATTAGATTTAGAACAGCAGACTCAAATGAGGCTACAATTGGCGCTCTAACTGAAGAGAACAATTCAATTCAGACTGGTGCTGTTTATGATCGAGTAGTTAAGTACATTGGTACAATTGACGCTGAGAACGATATTGCCTATAAGGGTAATGCATATCATGAAGTTTACATTAACGTGCCAACTTCAGTAGGTTCAACGCCAACTGTTCTTTTCCAGCCTAGACAATATAACACAACAGCAACCAAACTCTATGCTGATAATGTAATTGAAGGCAGATCGGGTCAAAACCACCCAGATCCAAACATCAACCTATTCTCAGTTGTAGACACTTACGACGTAGGTACAGGTGAGGCCTATTACAACATTAATCCAAATGCAACCGATAGCGTACAAATTGTTTTTAACGATACCTCATATGCTCAGATTGCAAATGTATCTGATGTTGAGAATTTATTAGACTTTGCTAAAACAGGTCAGCAGTTTACTTTCAATGCCATTTTGGTTTACTATGACTTATATAGCGCTTCTAATCCTTCACAAAGAGCAACCAATTTATACGGTATTCTAATCTTAGATGAGATTCAGTCTACCGGCGGAACTGGTTCTAAGATTCACGAACAGATTAAATTCAAGCCAAATGAAGTAACAGGACTTAACGGTAATGCCTTCTCTTTGAAGCTTAATCTTAAGTTTAACTCTTCTCTAGATAATGTTGGCGTTGAGACTTCAGTAAATGACTTTACTACGTTCTCAATGGATCTGTTTATGGATACGACGACTGCTCTTGAGAATGCAACTGAGTTATTAATTGAAGCTAACAGAAGATACGGTTATCTAGCAGAGAGGCTGGATAGCGTAGAGAATCTAGTGGTTGGTAGTCAGGAGAACGATGAACTAGTTGCTAGAATAGCTGAAGTTGAAGAGCAGATGCAGAATGCATCTCTACAGCTACAAGACTCAGATTCTCTGTTACAACTTATTACTAAAGCACACGACCGTATCAATTCAATGATCGACGGTACTATTCCAACTGAGATTCAATACAATACTGACGTAATCTTTGCTGGTGCAGGTACAAGAATTGATAAGTCTAATCCTGAAAAGATTAAGATTATAAATGATGTAAACGGTTACTCTATCACACCTGCATTTACATGGGATCAAGTTGGTACTCCGACCTTGATCACTACTAGCAGCCCGTTTGACGTTGGTGCATCAGGCCAAGGCGCTCAAGCTTTTGGTATTTATGCTAAATTATTAAACTATACAAATAGGCTAAGTTTACAGAACTTATTAACCAATGACCCTAATGATGACCTAGATATATACATTGACGATGGTTCATTTGCATGGAAAGCTGGTCAATTATTTAAGATCTCTTTCGATACAATAAACATGGGTGGTAACTCAATTAACATATATACAGGCCGCGCTACTGAGTACGACAAGACAATTGCAACTCTACAGCCGGTACAGCTTATTAGTGATAAGCCATATATTGAGGTTGTGTGTATCGACCCTATAAACTACATTTTTGAAGTGGATATATTAAGATAAGATGAATACAAACAACTCAATTTCTAGCACAGTTAAGAAACTTCTCGAGATCAATACTAACTCGTTGAAGACCTTCGAACGTATAAACGAAGCGATTACAACACAAGAGAAGAACGTGCCACTTGAAATCTTAAACGGTGAAGGTGGGACAACAACTGTTTATGTGCCTTCTTTTGGCTACATGAAACGTGAACTTGAGCGTTTAGATACTAATCTTAAAGCCCTAAGCGGTCTTGGTAAAGGTAATACTAAAGTAAGGCTTTCAGATGGTACTTACCAAAATGTAATTACATCTAGACTTAAGAGCCCTGCAAACGATATTAGAACTTTTACAAAGCCGGATCAATTTAAGGTAAAGTCTAACTATTTCTTTGAAGACTTTTTGAACCCGCTTTTATCAGTTTCATTTAATGTTACAAATCAAATTCCAAGCGATACCGAGCGAGTTCTTGTAAAAAGAATTCTTTTTGACAATACCAGCCAGGCTGCTGTTGACTTCTTTAACGAGAACTTCTTAAACCAAGAAGAAATTGACCATGCACAGGCAATTAGAGATATTGCTAACAATAACATTTCATATCAAGTTGACGAAGAATTAAGAGACATGCCTTATCAGAGTGTTCTCTACTTTGGTTCTTTCGACGTTTTAGCAATAAATGACTCTAAGAGAACAGTAACTGTTGACGGTCAGACTAAAAGAAAGGCGGTCAAAAGATACCGACTAGACAAACTAACATATACAGATTCTAATAAAGATGTTAAAGACACTGAAGTCTTAAAAGAAGGTGATGAACTTATCGTTAATACTGGTAAGATGACCACTAAATATAAGGCTACTAGAGTAGACGGTTCGACAAGAGAGGTTGAACTAGAGCTTGTAGAAGGCTTTGAGGCTATTAGGATTGGCGCTAACGCACTTAAAATTTATAAGAATACAAACATTCAGTTGAATGTAGAAATCAACGTAGGATTCAACGAACGCGTCCTAGTGTTTGTTAAAGCAATTGACCCGGATTCTAAAATTCTAGCTGAGAACTGGTCACCTGGTGTTGGCTTTTATACTAATGACCTGAGTAGAGTTGATGAGGACGGAAACGTTATAACTCTTGCAAATTATTACAAAGAAGAAGTTGCTGACTTTGGTCAATTTATCAGAGCACTGAAAGAGGACTCAATCCCACCTTCAACTGAGGGTATTACGCCAGATGCTCCAACAATTGACGCTGCAAACTTTAGTGTTGTACAAATTAACAGACACCTAACTGACAATGATGCTGCTAACAAGATTAAGCAGTTGTCAAGAGATAAAGTTGCAGTAGAAGAGGCGATCAAGAAATTAGACGATACAATTGTTAAGAAGAGATCTGAAATCTCGACTAAAAAATATACGTCACAAATTGAGTCTGATAAAGACAGAAACCAGTTAGCGAGCCTAGTTGAACAGAGAACTTCTGAAACTAGACTCTACGGTTCTATTGTAAACCAGATTCAAAGCCTTTCTTCAGATACTAATGCTACTAACGTAACTCCTAAATTTAGAATTAGAGGTTTCTGGTCTATTCCAGCCGATAAAAAGGTTGCTTCAACCACAGATCAAAGAGTTGTACAATTTGTTATTCAGTACAGATACCTTTCAACTAGCGGTAAAGCGCCTGAAGTTTCTCAGTTGACATTTACCGAAGATGCTAGAGAGAAAACAGCAGTCTTCTCAAACTGGAATGAAGTTAAAACACCGGTTAGAGAAAGAGCTAAAGATCCAGTAAGTGGAAAGTTTGTATGGCAAGACTCTTTAGTGGAAGATGGTCAGAAAGTTAACTTTAACCAACTTGACATTCCGATTCAACAGGGTGAAATCGTTGAGTTTAGAATCAAGTCTGTTTCTGAAGCTGGTTTCCCAGCTAATCCAATCATGTCAGACTGGTCAGCTCCGATTACAATTGCATTCCCAGATGCTGAGCTAGATACAACTGATCTACAAGATATTGTTGATCTGAACAAAACAGAGCTAACAAGTGTTAGACTAGCAGAAGAGCTAGACTCTAAAGGAGTTTACACACACGTTGGTGATTCATTTACTGCTAACGAGAGCTACTATGCGCACGTTGCAACTAATCTAGCATCGGGCTTTTTATCACCTGAACAAAAGCCAATCTCAGTTTATGATAAACTGGCTGAACTACAGCAGAAAATTGAAGCGTTACAACAACAAATTGAAAATGCCAAAGGTGAACTTCTAGTTAAACTTATTGCTGAAGACGGTACAGTAACTATTATTAACAAGAATACTAACAATAAGATCTTTGCTGGCTACTATGTAGACGAAGTTGCTGAAATCTCAGTTAAGAAAGGCCACATTGTAACTAAGACATTTAAACTCCTACTTGAGAATACTAAAGCAACTCAACTTGAATTAATTTCGAGAATTGCCGGTGAAAGAGCAAAACCAGCTTACAGATCTTCTGCAAGTGGTTCTGTTGCAGGTGTAAATAGCTTTGGTAACGTAAGTAACGACCAAGGTGTTAATGATGTTGATGATAAGATAGTATCAGACATTTATTACACAAGCAAAGGTAAATATGATCTTGCGCCTATTCTTTACCAAAACTTAACAGGTGACGAATTAACAAGCTATGATCTATTACAACCAGCGCCATATCAGTCTGCTCAGAGAAGAGGTCAATTCATCTACTCAAGGTATATGGATATTGCTAACGTTGAGCCTCTGTATGCTGTGAATGCAGTAACAAACCAGAATATTTCAAGTACTAACTTTAGATACTATGAACATACGTTAAGTTACGGTACGTTTGAGGGTAGTGATGCTAACTTCTTAACACCTGATGGTGATGCTGATTCAACTAATTATATTTGGGCAGGTTCTTTCGCTAGATACTGGTCTTCACAGAACGGTGGCAATAATATTGATTTCCAAGAATGGGCTGGTTATGACCCTGAAGCAGTTGACTGTACTGCAATTACAAGTATTAATACTTCTACATACAACAATGGTATCTTTATGCATAAGGACCACCCGGATATTGAAACTTTCTTTAGTTCAACATATCCACTGGCAGCTGCTGACTTTAACGACATGCAGGACAGTGAACAAGTACAAGCACTACAGGCTATTGTAGACAGCGGTATTTACACAATGCCGATTACTGCAAATATTCCAAATGGAGCATTGACAAGTACGCACCAAGGTTTAACTAGTTATGCTTTAAAACAACTTGGCTTTAGAGATACTAACAACATGATTACGGCTGACAGAAGAACATTTAAAATGTCTTTCGATGCTAACGATCAATACCTTTTAGGAGGTCTTTCATGTGGTGCATTCTTATACATGTCGCCAATTAACTTATTCTCACTTTCAATTGATGGTGATAATGATCTTTCTAGAAAACACTTAAATCAGGGTGATGCTAATGCTATTGCAGTTGATATTGTATTCCAGTACAGAATGACTGATTATGCTGGTAACGACGATACAACCGATATTGGTAATATTGCAGGCCTAAGAGGTTCTAACGTTTCTAACATTACATATTCTAAGAAAATTGGATTAGACATATTTGACGAAGGTGACGATCAGTTCTCATTTGACCTAGAAGTATTTGCGAAATACTCAGCAAAAGGTAGCAATATTAACTCGATTAAAGCTGCTCAGTTGGTTGCAAATACGGCTACAGGTAATGGTGTTTCGGCTGCATCTCCAATCTCACCTCTAGGCTTTACTCTTTAATCTAGTCAAACTTGTTTATCTCAAGTTTCAGTCTATGATATATAGATTGCAGAAGCTATATAAAAAAGAAGGCAATAGATGGCATTACAATCAATTAACTTATATTCTAAAACTGGAATAACTAATCCGTGTACTCAAGGAGGCCAAGGTACTTTAGGCGTTTTCTATTGGGACGATGACGATGGTTTTGGCGGTAATTTACAGAACACTTTAGACATTATTGCAAATAATGGTAAGGAGATCTATAATGATACCTTATTTCAAGATTTAGCACAGGATGGTTGGTATGCTGGGTCTTTATTTCCTGGTCAAAATCCAGTTGAGCCGTATGAGTTTCAGGGTGGTAATTGGGTTAATCAAACAGCATGCCAATCTTCAACTACAGCTTCAATTACAGTTTACTATAAAGACCCTTATCAATTAGACCCAGACGAAGCTCCAGAGGATACGAACCCTTGCGACCCTATTGTCAGTACATCCCAGATTACAATCTACTATGACTCTGCTGCACAAGGAGGTATAGGCTTTGGTTTAACTCTGGCACAGGTTATACAAGCCGGTGCTCAAGTATATAGTGATTTTTCATTAAGTCAACCCGTGGATGATGGTTGGTATGCTGATACCGATTTTCCAGATTCTGTAAATGATGTAAACGTTTATCTTTTTTTAGGAGGCACTCATTATTCAGCTATAAATTCTTCCGGTTATATTTTATGCCAAGCAACGGGAGGGACTAGTGGAACTAGTGGAACTAGTGGAACTTCTGGGACTAGTGGAACTTCTGGGACTGCAGGTACTTTTTCATTAAAAGTAGCCGCAGCAGAATCAGCGCTTTTTTTATGCCAAGATGTCACAGATGATGATCCCGATTCAGCAATTCCTTTCGGTAATATATACTATTGGACATCTAGCGGTCCTTTAACACTAGCTCAAGTAGCTGCTGCAAATATACCTATCTTCTCAGATCCGGGTGATGCTGCTAACTATGGCCTTGAGGTTCAGAATGGACTTCCACCAACTTACCGAGGTATTGTTAAGGTTAGTGCTTACTTTAGAGAATTTAATCAGAGTGGTATATTCTATTGGAATTTTAATAGCTCTAATCCTGCGAATTCTAAGTGGATTCCCGAATTACAAGATGAGTGTCCGCCTATTCCAGAACCACAAGTATGGTCTATAACACTTTACCATGATAACACTTTATCTGATCCAGATAGTATTTCAGAATACTGCTGTAGCAATAACACGTCTCTAGTTACCTACTATTATTATTCAGTGGATCAGTATCTAAACTTATTTAGTTTAGCTAATGCTGGCGTTTTACTCTACAAAACTGCAAATGCAGCTGAACATGCAATTACACCTGAACTACTTCCATTTGGTATATGGGGAGATGCAAGTGGCGTTGGCACTAATAAACTGCTTAAATTTAGACCTAATAATGATCGTCAACCAACATGGTTCGGTCTAAACGATAGTGATACGGAGACAGAGAGCCCTAACATTACACAATATTTTGACTGCGCTGATTTTACTCAGCCTGCTGGTAGCCCGAATACCAACATACAGAGTACAAGTCCTTTTGCGAATAAAGTATTTTATGCTTTTCATTCATGTGAACCAACAGCGGGCGAACATATTTTACACGTAGTCGACGGGCAGCATTTTGCTAACGCCGATAACTTCATGAGTGACTTCGTAGAAACTATAGTTACCAATAGTTATCCAACTATTGAAACTGGCGTTATTGGCTGTCAAACATATAAACATAGAGTTGTTGCAGAGAGTATTGAAGAAGCAGTACAACTTTTAAAAGCAGAAGAATCTGCCGGTGTCAAATATTATGATGCTGTACAAGAGTCTGAGTTAAGTGATTTAGGTATTGGTGACTTTGTAACTCTTAGTATTTACGCAGACTGCTGTGATTGTATACAACAATTAAACGATAGTAGCTATCAGTTTGGTGAAACTGGTGTTGTTCAACCAGCTGGCCTAGGGCCTAACTTTGCAGTAGAGAGAAATGCAAAGCTGGATAACGTTGCTAAACCTCTTTTAAGAACTAATCCTAAGTTGACAACCAACGTTAAACTTGTTGTTAACTCAAGAGATGAACTATATCTTGATTCGATCAGTGCAACTGATGATTTAGCATCTGCTAATTACAAGAAGTTTCCAATTAACCCAAGAGGATCTTACGCGTATGATCTGACTAGATTCTACACTAAGAATAAAACACCACTTGAGATAGTTTACACAACTAAGAGGCGAGATTCTGACTTCTCAGTTTTCTCTGAGTATGAGAAACAGATCGAAGAAGATTATCATTACGGTACGACAATGAACTACTCTAAGTTATATGACGAGGAGTTTAGGATGTTTGCTCCGATCTATGTTGATTTAAACATGCCTAAAAAGTTTGTAATCTACAGGATAAACGATCCAAAAGACAGCACTTCTTTTACAGACAGTGCTCTTGGCAATGAGGCTAGAATTAAAAAATTAATTGAGAAATCTGAGATTGTTAAGGTTTTTGATCTGACTAAGAAGAGTAATATCGGTAAGTATTTAAGAAATTACGTACAGGATCAAGCCTTTCCAAAGGCTCCGATTACATTCTCATTTGAAGAGAATGAAAAGACTACATTTAATGGTATCGATCTTATTAAAGGCGGTTTTACTAAGAAGGCTGAGTATATGCATAGTGATTTTATACTTAAAGATAAGCCCTTAATAGCTGCTAATGACTTTATTACCGACGGTTTTAGAAGAAATAACATTGCAGCTGCAAACATCATCAACATGGAATTCCTGTTCGATGACCCACATGCAAATACTTATTCGGTTAACAGATACATTGGTCTTTACGTAGATGACATTGAGACTGGTTCTGGTCGAGTTTCTTCGATTAGAAATGGCAGTATTATCTTTAAGAACGTGAACTCTAACATGAGCTCTACGTTTGACTACGCGGCAATACCTTCTTATAAAATGTTAACTGAAATGCCAATTTTAGCCTATGCTAGAACTGGTGAAAATTACTATAAGCTTGACAATACTAGAAGTTATGACCACAGTAGATTGGAACTTAGAGTCCAAGATCCTAGAGATGAAATACCTACACAGTTGGGCATACAATACAAAGGGCAGACTATTGATATAAAAACTAACTCCAATAGAGGTTTTGACTTTATCAAAATTAAAGTTATTGATATTCCAAACCACAATGATAAAATTGCACTAGCTACAGTAAAGAATGAGTCTTATAGATTTACATTTGTTAAGTTTGTATCTAATGCTATTGTTCAGATTGATGATTCAGTTGGTAATACAATAACTTTTAACACTGGTGCTGATATTGCTACAGCTCTTTCTAACCTACAAACTGCATATGCAGCTCCATTTGCTGATGTTTACAGCCTTGAAGTGTTAGACAATGGCTTTATCTTAACCGAGAAGTTAGCTAATCTACTTAATCTAGCACCAGAAGTTACTGTATCAAATGGTAACGTCTTTAATAGAAAGGAGATCTATACAAACGTTGAGATACCTAATAGATCTTATTATGCCGCAGATCCAAATCCCGCAAGCCCGAATTACTTAACCAAAGGAACTTTCAGCGGACAATACTTTTCTGCTGCTGGTAATACTAGAGATGTCGCTATTGCTTTAACTAAGTTAATTAGAGAAAGAGGAGACTTTGATGCATTTAACATCGGTGATGAAATTTATGTGAGTGTTAAGATACCGGGTTATAAAATTATGCAGCAAGCATTCTTAGTTAACAGGAACAATACACTGCCGTTCTTGGAGTTTGAGGCTATTAACATAGACTCTGATAACGAATTAGAGCTAGGAGATTTAGCTATCGGTGCTTCTGGCAACTGGGATGCGTATTTCTTTAAAGGTGGTAATTTAGAGAATAAGAGTATTTTAGTGACTAAAGAAACTGCTCCAATTATAAGTGTAGGTGAGTATTTACCAACTGCATATAAAGGGCG